CGCGAGGTCGTGACAATAATTGAGGAGTTAGAAAGTGGCACAGGTTAAGCAATTCGACGCTTACATCGAAGGCCTCAACCCTCTATTGCGTGACTTGAGGCAACTCGGTAAGGAAGCCGCCAAAGAACTACGGCAGTCCTCCCGAGTGATTGCCGACCGGCACATGGTGCCAGCGTTTCAAAACGCGGCCCGGTCAGTCGGTGGCGACTGGGGCGACCTCCTAGCCGCAGACATTCGCTCCGGTCTGGACAGGCTCCCGAAAGTCTCCATAGGTAAACAAAAGAAAGTAACGTCCGGTGGTGCGTCCTCAAATATGCTCCGCTACCCGACAGACACAGGCAACGCTCGACAGTCATACGCACCGTTCGAGCAAACCAACTGGATAGCGAAAGCCCGCACCTATCAGAAACCAGCACTCGAAGAGTGGGGTCAAGCCGTCGACCGTCTCGTGCGCAAATGGCCGGTGATGTAATGGCAGTCGGCAAAACATTAACCGTATACCTGGCGGCGGATCTGAAAAAGTTCAACACCGGCATGGCGCAGGCGCAAGGCGGGCTCAAAGGGTTTAGCAATTCGTTAAAGAACATGCTCGGCCCCGCCATGATTGGAGCCGGGTTAGCACTAGGCGCACTTGCAACGAAAATGGCCGTCGATGGTGTTAAAGCCGCTATGGACGATGAAGCCGCGGTACGCAAACTCGCAACCACAATGGAGAACCTCGGTCTAGCGCACGACACGAAAAAAGTCGAAGCTTATATTTACCAGCTTGAGCGTTCCCTAGGCGTGGCCGACACCGAACTACGGCCCGCGTATGACCGTCTCGTGCGCGCACTCGGTGACACGGAAAAAGCACAAGATGCCCTCTCACTATCTTTGGACGTTTCGACAGGATCAGGCAAAAGCCTCGAAGCCGTAACCGACGCGCTAGGTAAAGCGTACGAGGGCAACATCGCTGGACTATCACGACTCGGAGCGGGTATCGACGCGGCCACAATCCGCACCGGGGACATGGACGAAATCACGCGGGTGCTTTCGGACACGTTCGCCGGTCAAGCGGCAGCCAGTGCCGACACTCTCGAAGGCCGTATCAGAGTATTGAAAACGGGCACGGATAACCTCGCCGAAGCATTCGGGAAAGGCCTCCTAACAGGTGTTAAAGAGGCTACCGAGGGTACTGGCGACCTAGTTAAATCCATGGAAAAACTTGAACCAGCACTCGAGGACGCAGGCGAAGCCGTCGCGGATCTCGTAGCACTAGTCGCGAAACTCTACGACGGATTCATGTTCCTCTCAGACCTTGAGGACACGCTTACAACTCAGACCGGACTACTCGGCGACGCGTACGGGTTCCTCACTAACACGCTCAACCCACTAGCCGGCGTATTCGACGCCCTCGACATGGTCATGGGCAACACCACCGACTCGGCTTACCGGGCGTCACCCGCCATGGAAAGCCTAGGAAACGCGGCAGCCTACGCCGTAGGCCCACTAGTAGACATGGCCGTAGTCACAAATAGCCTTGCGGATTCGGCTTATGATTCAGGCATAGCAGCGTTAAAACAAGCGGATTACATAGCACGACTAACCAAGATTTTAGGTCACGCCCCGGGAGTAATAACTACAACAACTACCGAGACAACAACACTGACAACGGCGACACGCAACTACGGCACGACGGTTGAAGAAGTCAGCAAGAAACAACAAAAACTAATCGACCTTAACGCGAAAGTAGCCGACTCATATTCGACCACGGCGGACAAACTTAATACGCGCATGGAGAAACTCAACGAGAACCTAGGCATTCTGGGATCCATGCAAGACAAATTGACCGCCGGCCTTGACCTTGCGGCAGCGTTCGAGGGCCAATTCGATGAAGCCGGCGAAGCCACGGGCGTCAGCCTCCTGGAAGGATTCAACAAACAAATTGATCAGGCTAACTATTTTGGGCAAGTCCTTAACGCGATCAAGGCGCAAGGCGCAGACCAATCACTTATTGACCAAATAGCATCCCTAGGGCCTGTTACGGGCGCGGCACTGGCACAACAAATGATCGACGACGGGCTAGTGACCACGCTTAATGACAAGTGGATGACCGTGCAGGAAACCACTAAAGGTCTTGCTATGGGTCTTGTACCCGAGTTCGTGTCCGCCGGTATTGAGTCGGGCGCGGCTGCTATTGACGGGCTAGCCACACAACTAGCCAAAGAAGGTGCCCGGCTCACGAAACTGGGTAAGCGCATGGCTAAGCCGGTAGGGTCAGCGTTCAAGTCCCAACTCGCCAAAGACATCGCCGAAGCGATAGCGAACGTGGAAGCGGCCGGGTCAGCGGCCCGCGCTAGTGCCATAGCCAAAGCCGAAGCACGAGAAGCGGTAGTCACACAGCAGCAAGTCGCCCTCGCTATCGGAAACATTATTAGACAGTCCGATGCCCGTAACGGTGCCCCGATCCCGGCGGTTTTATCGTGATAAGCGACATACTTTTAAACGGGGTAAGCCTTGACCTTGAAAACATCGAGTACCAAGTGCAAATACAGCATGGTAGGTCTGACATTACGTCGAGCCCTCAACCGTCTAACGCTCAAATAATTATTAGAGGCCCGGTCGGGGTTAATGCTGAAATATCGGACGTTTTACGAATACAAGCGTACGGGTTCGACCGGTTCACGGGTCGCGTTTCGGACGTCACGATAACTCATTTATCAAGCGAACCACCGGTGGCAGTCTCTACCATTACCGGCATAGGTGAACTATCCCGAGTGGGTTTCGTCGAAGTAGGAGCAACCGGGTGGCCGCATGAGTCGGTGCGTCAACGGGTCGAAGACGTGTTAACCACCGTGGGCATACCTTTCCTTAACGGGGCCGACCCGGACGTTCAACTACATCAAGTTACCGGTTCAGACATTCAACCCACTAACGCGCTCACTTACCTTAGCCAAATAGCGGAATGGGCCGGAGCAACCTATTTCGATAACCCGTCCGGGAATATCGTATTTGAATCCTACGGGGAACGCGGTATAACCTCATTTAGTGGCACATGGGCGGGCACTCTCGGCACTTGGGCCGCGCAAACCCTCCAATGGGATGAGTTCGGCATAATCCTACCGCCCACGGTCATCCCGCCGGAAACGGTTATTTTTACCCCAACATGGTCACGCACCCGCCAAAGCATTATTAACTCCGTAACCGTTTTGGGGTACAACGAGACACACGAAACCACCCAAACGGACTCCGCAAGTATCGCCGCCTACGACCTACGCGAATATAGGCTAAACACCGAGCTTCGATATTCCGCTGACGTTATCGACCGGGCCGGGAACATTATTACCGCCCAAGCGAACCCCTTATGGAGTCTTGGCGCCATTTCTATATTGGTGCATAACCTTGACGAAACAACCCGCGATCTCGTGCTTAGCCTCGTGTCAGGTATGGCCGTGTCATTATCGGATTTACCGCAACCGGCCCCGGTGGCTAACTATCTAGGTTTAGTGGAAGGTTGGGGTGAAGTTTATGTACCCGGTGAGCATATTCTTACTTTATCACTTTCCGACCCACGTTATTCATTCCAAACAATTACATGGGGTGAGGTCGATCCCGCGCTAATATGGGGTGACGTACCGGCAGACTTACAATGGTTCCAAGTACTCAACGACAATTCGCTAGCCGCATAGGAGAAATGAAATGGCAGTAACAGCAAACGGGACTCCCTATGTGGAGTCGAGCGACTTAGTCGCTAACTATCCCGCGGTGTCTCTGGCACTTGCCGAGCACATAGACGACCTACCCGCCGCTATTTTGCAGGTGGTGAGGGCAACGGACGCTACACAGCGCACCACCACTAGCACGAGTTTTGTTGATGTCACGGGCATGTCAGTAACTATCACGCCTCAAAAGGCCACTAGCAATTTAATAATTGTGGCTATTGGTTATGCGTTAGCAAACAACCCCGGCGGAGACTCACGAGTCCGTTTCCAAATAACAGACAGCGCGAACACAGCATTATCGGGCGCTCAGTCTATGGGGTTAGGATTATCAAGCGGGTACACGGGCCTTGTTAATGCGAACCTTAATATTTGGGGTTATGTAGCGGCAGTAAACACTACCTCTCGAACCTATAAATTACGGTTCAATGTTCCTGGCGGTACCGGATACCTAAACGGTAACGACAACACTTCACAAATGTATGCAATCGAGGTCAGCGCATGATAAACACACAACAAGCAGTAATGTCCCTACGACCCGGTGTGGAATGGTCAATGAACGGTGACGATGTTGAGGGCATTATCTGGCACACACCAGACGTCGAACCATTAACCACCGCTGAAGTTGAGGCCGAAATCAAACGCCTAGAAAAAGCCGAAGCGGACAAAGTTAAAAAAGATCAGGAAGCAACCGCCGCCGCTATCGCACACGCGAAAAGCCTCGGTTTTACTGATCAAATGATTAGCGTTATGTACCCCAATCTAGGAGCCTGACATGTCTAAAATCGATGAAGAACTACACACCGACACAGCACCAGAAGCCGAAGTAAAGCCGGTGAAAAAAACGACACCGAAACCGGTCAAACCGCTCACGCAGACAGACCGAGCACGGGCAGTAGTCCGCGCCAAACTCAAAGGCTAGACCCGTGGACGTCGGCGACACAGTAGGAATCGTGGCAACAGTGCTGGGAATCCTCGCCCTCATGGGCACCGGCCTAGTGTGGCTAATCCGTAACGTGGTGCGCGACGAAATCAAAAAGGCCACGATGCCGATACAACCCGGCTACCGGAACGGCGGCGAATCCCTCGCCGACCTTGCCCAGAAAGTCGACCGGCTCATAGCCCGAATGGAGGACACACAATGATTAAGAAATGGCTAGCCGAAACGTGGGAAGGTTCCCTCGTGAAAATAGCGGGTGGAGCTGCACTGGGCGCGGTACTCTCATGGCTTATGACTGCGGACGTTCACCCGCTCATTGTGGCGCTCGGTGCCGCAGTGATCCCGGTGATTATTAACGCGCTGAACGGTGACGACCCTCGATACGGAAGGCACAGTGATGGCAAAACTCTGTAAGGGCGGTGTCCGGCTACGTGATCAAATAGACCACAGGTGGCCTAAGCGTGACAAGCGTAGCGACGGCTGGATAGGCGACAGTGCACACGCGGCCCGGAAATCTGACCATAACCCGAACAAAGCCGGAATCGTTCACGCCATAGACATAGACGAGAACATGGGGAAAGGTAAGAACCGGAATGGGCGCACAGCCCGGATACTTGCTAACCAGTTGCTCGACTATGCATCGTCTAATCTACCGGGGGCTAACCGACTGAAATACGTTGTCTACGAAAACCGGATAGCGTCCGGTACGTACCGGAAAACGTGGTGGACATGGCGACACGGCAACTGGGGCCACACAGCCCATATTCACGTATCCTTCACGAGCTACGCAGACCGCGACGGGTCAGTATTCCCACTTCCAATCTTGACGCGTTCACCGATCAAAAAAGCACGGTGGACACGCGATCTACGGAAAGCACGAAAAGCACGCACATAAGCGGTACTCTGACACCCGAAAGGGGAACACATGACCGAATATATTAAACCCGGAGAAGCCGCCGAACTACTCGGTGTAAGCCGGGACTCCATTAGACGGTACGCGGACGCGGGCCACATTGACGCTATTACCACACCGGGCGGACAACGCAGAATCAACCGGCACAGCGTAGAAACCTACACGGGCAAACGGACGCGCATAAGTAGCACGGTCACAGTGATTGAACAGCCGTGCTAGGCGAGATTGTGTTGTGTGCGGCACTAATAACGGCACCGGCTTGTGTGGCGAACTCCGACGCTGCTAAAGACTGGAAAGGCCACGAGCCCAGTTTGTACACGGGGAAGCATTACCACAAAAAATGGGCAGGGGTTCGCAAGTGCATAATGCACAGGGAATCCCGGTTTAACTATAGGGCACGGTCAAGTGTTTCAAGTGCTGCAGGGGCGTATCAATTTTTGGATAATTTTTGGAGAGTGTCTTTAACGCACATGATGATCAAAGAATCAAAGGCCACCAAAGACGGACTTATTCCCGATATTAAAGCTCTACGGAATAAGCCGATCGAAAAATGGAACCGCTACTACCAAGACCGAGCCTTTTACACGGCGTGGGATAATGGAAGGGGGGCGGATCATTGGAACCAGACTCGACACGGATGCTAACCAGTTACCACGTATTCGAGCTAAATGACCTCGATCAACATGGCCAAGTCCTTATCGTGCTTAGGGACGGCAAACCGACCCTAAGTTACCGGGAGTTCACTTCGCACAGGTGGAGCCCTGAAATCATGCCGAACACGCCGAATCCGTGAAAGTGCTTGACAGTGCGCCACCGCATCGTAAAGATAAGGCCACAGACATTCCAGGGGAGGGGAAGCCCCAGACCTCGACCATATGAGAGTCGGGGATGTCTCCGGTGGGGCTCCTTTCTAGTGGGGAGCCTCACCAACACACTAGGCACTAGGACGAAAAGGGGAACCATGAAAGAACAGCCAGCACTATTCGACACTATCGGCGACATGGATTTAGACATGCCGCCACACTCTTGCACAGGCCTACTCTGCACTTATTGCGAGAGGTTTAACCGTGAGGACGCTCACACGCTAGCCATGATCGACCCTAAATGGCGCATGCAAGCCACGATATACCGCAAAAACATCGCGATAGGTGGCCTCCTAACAGCGGACGATCTGATAGAGCACATAGGACTCCCGGCGGGTTCGTCGAATCAAGTCGGCGCGCTATTTAGGTCATGGCATCAAGCCGGGCTAATCGCTTCACAAGGGAACTATGTGCTAAGCACACGGGAGTCAAATAACAGCCGTTCAATTCGGGTGTGGAGGCGAACAGCATGAGCCCCGCAATACTAGGCCTAGTGTGCCTCACTTGTGGGCTCGTAATCGGGTTTATATGGGGTCATGTGGGGGGCCAAAAGTGAGCGGCTACAACCTCGACGGGTATATAGACGTCCCTAGCCGAATAAAGTTGTTCAAGGCCGCATATCCGGACGGATCCTTGCAAATGGATCCACCGGAGTTCGTCGAGGTCGAGGGAAAGAAATGGGTTATAGGCAGGGCATACGCCTACCGCACACCGGATGATCCACGGCCCGGGATCGGTACGGCTTGGGAGATAGTCCCCGGTACGACACCGTTCACTCGCGGGTCAGAGCTGCAAAACCT